AAATGATGATGAAGTTTTAGCGACCGTGGAAAACCCTGAAGATATATTCCACGAATTTTAATCATAGAGGAGTAAAACTATGCAAGAAGAAGAAAAGAAAACAATTGATATCGACACATCTGGTCCGGATGTAGATGTTGAATTGCCAGAAGAAAAAACAGAAGAGGTTGTAGAACAGCCAACGGAGGACACAACAAATGAAACACAAGAGCTTAAAGACGGTGGTAGCGCCGATGACTCATCTGAGAAACCTGTGGAGCAGTCTGCTGTTCAGGAAGGTGATAAGCAAGAAGACAACAGTAAACAAATTGAAGAGTATTCTGAAAGCGTTAAAAAGCGAATAGCTAAACTAACGAAAAGAATGCGTGAAGCTGAAAGGCAAAAAGAAGAAGCTTTACGTTATGCAGATAGTGTTAAAAAGGAAAGAGACCAATTTAAAACTACAGCAGACTCTTTAGATAAAAATTATGTTGCAGAAATGGAAGGAAGAATTACTTCTTCTATTGCAGCGGCTCAAGAAAAATTAAGAGCGGCTAGACAAGCAGAAGATACTAAAGCTGAAACAGAAGCTTTAGCAGACATTTCTCAACTTGGTTATGAACAGGGTAAATTAGCTGAACTAAAAACTGCACATCAGATGCAAGAACAAGAAGCTAAAGAAAAGCCTGTTGATCAATCATTATATCAACAACCGCAAAGACAGGCTCAAACTCCGCCAGATCCTATGGCAGAAGCATGGGCTGAAAACAATGAGTGGTTCGGTAAAGATAGTGCAATGACGTATACAGCGTTTGATTTGCATAGAAAACTTACCGAAGAAGAAGGAATTGACCCTAGATCTAAAGAATATTATGATGAAATAGACAAAAGAATTCGTTTGGAATTTCCG